ATGCGTATCGAACAAGAACTTAAGTTAGGTTTCAAAGATGTACTCTTCCGTCCGAAGCGTTCTACCCTTAAAAGCCGTTCTCAAGTTGAATTAACCCGCGATTTTACATTCAAGCATAGCGGTCGTCAATGGTCTGGTACTCCAGTAATTGCAGCTAACATGGATTCGGTAGCAAGCTTTGAAATGGCAGCTGCTCTAGCAGAGCACGGTGTTATGACTGCAGTACACAAGCACTACACAGTAGAGCAGTGGGCTGAGTTTGCTAAAACAGCAGACAAGAAAACACTGAACAACGTTTTTGTATCAACAGGTACGTCTGAAGCTGAGTTCGAGAAAGTTAAGAAGATCATGGCGCTTAGCGAAGAGTTTGTATTTATCTGTATTGATATCGCTAACGGTTACTCAGAGCACCTTGTTGAGTTCGTACAAAAAGTACGTGCGGAATTCCCGACTAAAGTTATCTCTGCGGGTAACGTTGTAACAGGTGACATGGTTGAAGAGCTAATCCTAGCGGGCGCAGACATTGTTAAGGTTGGTATCGGCCCTGGTTCTGTTTGTACTACACGTGTTAAAACAGGCGTAGGTTACCCTCAACTTTCTGCAATCATCGAGTGTGGCGACGCAGCACACGGCCTTGGCGGCATGATCATCGGTGACGGTGGCTGTTCATGTGCGGGTGACGTATCTAAAGCGTTCGGCGGCGGTGCTGACTTCGTAATGCTAGGCGGCATGCTAGCAGGTCACTCTGAGTCAGGCGGTGAAGTTGTAGAGCAAGACGGTAAGCAATACATGAAGTTCTACGGCATGTCTTCACAGTCGGCTATGGACAAGCACTCAGGTGGTGTTGCTAAGTACCGTGCTGCAGAAGGTAAAACTGTTTTACTTCCATACCGTGGTTCAGTTCACAACACAATTTCTGACATCCTTGGTGGTGTACGTTCAACTTGTACATACGTAGGTGCAGCAAAGCTTAAAGAGCTAACTAAGCGTACGACTTTCATCCGTGTACAAGAGCAAGAGAACAACGTATTCGGTAAAGAGTAACGTTTAAAACACGTGTTTAATTTTTAAGAATTGAGCCACTTTAGAGTGGCTCTTTTTTTACCTGAAATTTGGTAAGTGGCGACAAAGTGGCGACAGCCGAGCAAAAAATTTTGTGGCGACAGGTTACAGGTTTGAAAGAGGGTTATGGAGAATAGCTTCAGATAGATGATCAGGTGCGAAGTGGGCATAGCGCATTGTCATGCTGATATCTGCGTGGCCTAGAATGTCCCTTAGCACTAAAATATTGCCGCCATTCATCATGAAGTGACTTGCGAACGAATGACGCAAAACATGGGAGGCTTGCCCTGAGGGTAGGGTGATGCCCAGTTTATTCTTCAATATGTAGCAGAAAGGTGTGTAGCATTCTTCAAAGAGCTTCCCTGAGGTTGGTTTGTATATCTCGTTATAAAGTCCCTCTGAGATGGGTACAGAGCGATTCTTCTTAGTCTTGGTGTTGGTGAACGTAACTTTATATTTGCTTAACTGAGAGCCTTTCAGCTGAGCTGCTTCATTCCAGCGAGCCCCAGTGGCTAGGCATAGCTTCACTATTCTCTGCATGTCTGTTCGGTTGTGTTTAGACACGTGTTCAAGCAATAAAATAATGTGCTCTTTATGAAGAAAAGACATGATACGTTCGTGATCTTTAAATGGCTTAACTTCTTCTAAAGGATTCGGCCCTTTCCACTCTCCAATTTCCTTCAATTTAGCAAACATAGCCTTAAAGCGCGCGAGTTCTGAATTTAGCGTTGCGATACTAGGCGCCCCTTTTTGCCAACGCGCATCAACAAAGCTAATTTGCCCACTCATTCGGTTACTTCTGAATTCAGAGTATGTTTTTGCAACGAAAACGGTCGCTACAGGGTTACCCATCGCGTTAGCCATTCTTAGAAACTTACTATGAATGACACTGCCATTTGCAAGGGTTGCACCATAGTGGGAGTACCAAAGCTCAATAAGTTGAGAAAGCCTACGGTGATCCGGCTTGTCTCCCATCCAGGGCTTATCGTCAATCTCTTTCATTGTGTGAAGCTCAAAAGCCTTGGCTTCGCCCTTAGTGGCAAACTTCTTACGAACACGCTTTCCTGCTCGCCCGTTCGGGTAACATTCGCAGATCCAAGGTTTGGTAGAGCCATCTTTTAAATTGCGGGTAGACATAATAAAGCCTAAAATAACTGTATATAAAAACAGTATAATTCGAGCTAAAACGTAGAACAATGTTTTATATCGGACGAAAAGCACAGGTTAGACACCTTTCTCAAAGTGCTAAGAAAGTTAATAGGTTTTTGCTATGTATCATTCAATTCATGTGACTGCTGGTTACAGTCATTTCAAAATCAACAGTGATGGTCCAATTGGGGTAAGTAAGAAGAACCAAGGAGTGATTGATGCGCTATTGAAACTAGGTAATCGTTTTACGGCGCCATTTGGTGGGTTTATAGAAGCAGAGAACGTAGTTGGTTTGAAGTGGGTGAAGCTGGTTGATATTAAGTATCTGTGCACTGATGATGAAGCCGAAACTATCGAGTACGTGATACAAAAAGACCACTATGTAGTGGGCACGTATCAAGATCGGAAGTTGTATATTTTATTGTTTGGTGGAGAGCCAAAGCACCATCAGATTAAAGGCCTTGAACAAGATGGGAAAAACAATGTGTTTGGGTTGTTTTAGTTTTGCGGAAAAGTGGTGACGTTTAGCTCAATGTTTTATTCCATAAACATGGAACAACGGCTAAACCTCCAACCTATAGTAGAATCAAGTGTTAGCAGCTCTTGTGATGATGTATTATGACAAGCTCGCTAGCTATTACCGATAGAATTAACAATTAAGAAAGGCTCCAATTTGTCACCTCAAAAACAACCAATCATATTTTCATTCTTCTCTGGTAGTGGATTTTTAGACTTAGGCTTTGAACGTTCAGGGTTTGATGTTCGTTTCGTCAATGAATTTCACAAACCATTTTTAGATGCTTATGAGCACTCTAGAGGTGTAATGGAATTACCAAAACCTAAGTATGGTCATTTCCTTGGAAGCATTGAAGACTTTGTCACTGGCGATAAAGCTGAAGAGCTAAGAGAGTATGTGGAAGATGCAAAAGCTGATTCATTGGTCGGGTTTATTGGTGGACCACCGTGCCCTGATTTCTCGGTAGCAGGGAAAAACAAAGGTTCTGAAGGCGAAAACGGTAAGCTAAGCCGCGTTTATATTGATGCGATTATCCAAAATAAGCCTGATTTCTTTTTGTTCGAGAACGTAAAAGGGCTTTGGAGAACTATAAAACACCGCGCGTTCTACGATGAAATGAAAGAAAGATTAGAACAAGAAGGTTATATTCTTACTGACCGTTTAACCAACTGTATTGAATATGGAGTCCCTCAAGATAGGGATCGTATTTTACTTTTTGGTATTCATGAATCCCGTGCCGATGGTATCACAAGCAAAGAGCTAGAAACGCAGTTTAACTGGGAAGCCAAAGTTAAGTTTGATAGAACTGTCGTGCTTAATAAAGATATATGGCCTGGGCATGAAGAGTATGAGCAAGATTCTAAGAAAGAGTTTCCTGAGTCGCTTTCTGAGTTTTACGAGTTGGCTGTTGAACACTGGTTTAAGAAGAATGACGTATACAACCACCCAAATTCGACGCATCACTTCAAGCCCAAGTCAATGCATCGATTTCAAACAATATTAGAAGGTGATGACAGTAAAAAGTCATTTAAACGTCTTCATAGGTGGCGTTATTCTCCTACAGCAGCATATGGAAACAATGAGGTTCACCTTCACCCGTATAAAGATAGGCGCCTAAGTGCTGCCGAATCGTTAGCTATTCAGTCGCTGCCAAAAGAGTTTTGTTTCCCATCGACAATGACTCTGTCCGATATGTTCAAAACTATTGGTAATGGTGTCCCATACTTAGCGGCTGAAGGGATAGCTCAAACCATACAAAACTATCTTAAATCACTATAAAGAGGAGGAGCTATTTAGCTCCTTTTTTTATACGTTTCACAACGTTACGACCCGTTTTTATACATTGTTGATTAACCCATGGTAAACTGACGCTAGTAAAAGTAATTCATATTAGGCGTCATTCATGCACTTTAAAGATGTTTTAAAATATATCGAACAGTTAGTTGGTAAAGAACTGCACTCTATCAACCCAAAAACTTCCTCAATTTACATAACTTCGTTAGATCGAAATGTAGATAAGTACTTTGTTGCTAATAGTCCTAATGCAAAGGGGTCTGCTCGATCTTTTCGTGAGTTAGAAGATATTTGGAATGAATTAACTGTGAAAGGCTTCAGTAATGTGGATCAAGCTTTATATGGAGGAGGTAGTAGTCGAAATCAACCAGAAACTGTTTTTGCACATTTACCCTGTATTCAACACTTCAAGTATAAAAATCGTAAGCATCTTCTATTGCGGAATGAATCTGTCCATGAGTTAGGGACTTTGTCGGAACTTCAATCAGCAGAACTTCGCGCAGTTCGTAAGAAAATAGATAACTATACAGCTTTATCTAATCAGATTATTGCGGATTCCCAAGCGTCAATCGTTCAGACGCTAAAGGCTGCCTTCGATGCTGTTACGAAAAAATATCCTGGAGACGTGATTGTTGAAGATGCTACTAAGGCTTTAAGTGAGTTAAGTAGTCTTAACCAACAAGTCACCGACGCAGTTGTGACTCTGGATGGAGCTATATATTCCAGCAAAAATGATGATACTCACGAGCAACCTGAACCTGATAAGTCGATAGATGAGTTAATTGATGATGAGTCATTAACGGGTATTGAAAACGACAACGACAAGGAAGCAAATGGTCCAATTCTTCAAGGAAAAACTAAGATTCGTCAGTTAACACCAGTTGTTTCATTGATTTATGACCGTTTAAGTTTTGGTGAAATTGAATTGCAGCCAGACTTTCAACGTAAAGATAGAGTTTGGCCTGAACCTAGGAAATCAAAGTTAATTGAGTCTATCCTAATGGGCTTGCCCTTACCTGTATTCTATTTTGCTGAAAAGCCTAATGGTGACTGGATAATTGTCGATGGTTTACAGCGAATTACCACTATATACGATTTTATGCGTGGTGAGTTTAAGCTTAATGGATTGGAAGTATTAGATGAACTCAATGGTACTAGTTTTAGTGAATTAGAACGAGCAGAGCAAAGGAAAATTCGTGAATATCCTTTGACAGCCCACTTGATTGATATGGCGACAGACAAAGACAATATTATTGTTGAACTTTTTCACCGAATTAACACTTATGGTGTGAAGTTGAGTGAGCAAGAAATTCGTTCTGCCCTTAATCAAGGTTCAAGTGTTAAGTTTCTAAGGTTCCTAGCTGCAACACCTGAGTTTAAATCAGCGACACATGGGAAAATCAAGTCTGATCGACAAAAAGACATGGAACTTTGTCTATCTGCGCTGTCGTTTATGCTGCGCGGTTATATGAGTTTCGATAATCAGTACAATAAGTATTTATCCGAAGCGATGGAAGGTATGAATGTGCATTCTTTGACATTAGCAAACGAAGAACTATTAGATGATGGAAGTGCTGAGCTACCTCTAGATAAAAACCCAGTTTACAGTTTGATTGCTAATAAGTTTAAGAATGGTTTGCAAATCTCAGAGCAAGTATTTGGCGATTATGCATTTAAAAAAGTGCCAGATAGCGCTAGGAAAATACCTTTAAGTAAGCCTCTATTTGAATTAATTGTGACTTATTTTTCTGAATTAAGTGAAGAGCAGGCGCAGCAAGTTATAGCGCATGGCGATGATTTGAGCGATATGTTGTATGAAGCAATAGATCTAGACTCCTCGGATTACGCTGTCTGGGAATCGAAAAAATATGAAAAAGAAGGTCGAGGCTTCTTGTATTCAATTAGTCAATCAACTGGTAAGAATGTAACGGTTCGATTCCGTTTTGATTCATTTAGAGAGATCCTAAAACAGAGCACCGGTGTTGATGTAGAGCTATGTCCCATTTTATTAGGAGCTAATTAATCATGATTAAGTCTGTCGCTCTAGAAAATTTTAAGTGTTACAAAAATCGTGAATTTGATTTTTCTGCGCTAACCGTTTTTTGTGGAACTAATTCAGTGGGTAAAAGTACAGCTATTCAAGCACTTTCAATACCTCTGCAATCTCGATTTGAAAAAGTAGCCAAGTTGAATGGGTCATTGGTATCAGTAGGTTTTGGAAATGATGTTCACCATAAAGATAATACTGGGCAAGTTGGGCAAGATCTAAGTCTGTCTGTAAAAATTAATCTTGATGGACACATCCTCAATTGGGGATATCATGAATTAGATGATTCAAGCGATGAATTACATTTATTGAGCGGTTATACAGGTGAGTTACCTGAAAGTTTTGAAAATCTAGTTTCAAACTTTCAATATTTACAGGCCGAGAGGTTAGGTCCACAAAGTAGTTTTGACCTTATAGAAGGTAGCCGTTTTCATGAATATTGGTTAGGGGCAAAAGGAGAATTTACTTCAGAGGTACTTGCCAGGTCTCAAAAATATAAACGTCTTTATATAGGTGGTTCTAGTGCGCCAGTAAAAAACAATCCAGATCCACGAATGCATGAATCAGAAGCTAGAGATGGATTACTTCGTCAAATTAATGCTTGGCTAAATGAAATTAGTCCCGGAATAGAATTAAACCCTGACTTAATTGAGGCGGCAGTAGCTTCAATTAATATCTTTGGACAGAACTATCGCAATTCAATAAAACCTCAGAATGTAGGTTTTGGTATCAGTTATGTATTGGGTATAGTAACTGCGCTTCTCAGCACCCCAAAAGGTGGGTTGGTTATTATTGAGAATCCTGAAGCGCACCTGCACCCGAGAGGTCAAAGCTTTCTAGGGCGTCTGATTGCCTTGACAGCTCAAGCCGATGTTCAAGTGGTAGTTGAAACACACAGTGATCACTTACTTAATGGTATACGTGTGATCACTAGGCTTAAAGAAAACTTTGATCCAAAATTGTTTACGCTTTACTACATATCACAAGGCGAAGAGCAGAGTAATGTAGAGAAAATTACTATCACTAAAGATGGTAAATTGTCTAACTGGCCAGATGGCTTTTTTGATCAACAAGCTCAAGATATGTTCATGATCATGACGGGGCAAGAACAGTTTCCGCCTAAAAGGGATTGAACATGAAAGCTAACATTTGTTTTGTACCTCAAAGTTTTGATTTCTCGAAAGAGCAAGATGCCGTAGCTCTTTCGATTAAGGCGTCCTCAGATATAATTGAAAAATATTTTGAAGATGAAGGCTTTATTTCATTTGCCAAATCAAGTGATTTTGATGTTAATGCCGCCACTGAACTATTCAAACAACCTGCACATTTAGATGCAGGTACTATCATGAGCCTACTCTATGATGCCAATATGGGAAGGGCTAGCACCATAAACGAGTTAGATTCTATACAGATCGTTCGCTTGGTTGATACCGATAGGCCTGAGCATGAAGGGGCATGGTTGTCTCTATATTCATCGGTTCCAAGTATTAGCTTAACTACACAACCGTTGCGTAATGTCGTCGATGAAGAGACTTTAGTTAAGTTTGGTTCTGATGTATTAGTACAGAACCCAAGGACTCATAAACAATATGCTGAAAGCTTTGTTCATCTATATAAGAATTTGATTTTTTTAGACTATCCTGAACATGCAGAGAACAAGAGTTTCAACAGTATTCGAAAAATCGAGGGAGGCTACCAATCTTTTATTGATGGCATCACGGGTTGCCTCATGTTTATGGATCAGTATGAAATTACTCCTCATGACTCACAAAGAAACATTGACAATCTTAATGCTGAGTTGGATTTCCCTGTTACCCCTGAAGGTAAAGGTAAAAATAAAAGAAAAATAGCAGCTCTAAAGCGAGATTTTTTTATTGAACAGGTCGAGTACAAAAATGTTAACTGTGAGTACCATTACAAGCTAGAACGAGTAGATGGTGCTAATGGAAACGGTACGTATCATTTCAATCGTATATATTTTGGCTTTTTTAATCGAATCGATCCTGATAAACCAAAAATTGCCATAGCGCATATAGGTGATCATTTATAAAAAATAGCGGCATACTGCCGCTTTTTTTTTGCGAACTCACACTAATCACTAAACTTTTTCCATTTGCCTGACGCACATTCTTTTAGTATCAATCCAACATAAATAATAGTAAATGTAATCAGGATAATACCTTTTGTTTCAGAACTCACTGAAACGTGGCTGAAAAACATTGTACTGAGGTGGTTTAGTATTAAGCCAAACCAAATAAGGGTTGTGAAATCACTAAGGGCAATGGCAGTCCGGCTTACGGAGAACTTTCGTGAATTTAACCAATGTGACTTATGTTGTTGTGTATCTTCAGCGCGAAATAAGTCAATAGTTCCTAGTTCTGATTCTAGTTTGGTTACCATTGTTTCCCAGTGCTCTTGCCAATATTTGCTACCGCGATTAACTAAGCTCCAGCATAAGGAGCAGATGAAGCCAAAACAAGCTGTCGCTAAAGCAAAATTATGTTTCGATTCAACGGTAAGAGAGCCATAACTGATAAATGCTGTCGCAATGAATCCCCAAAAGAATAAAGAGCGTTTCCAATAAAGGTCAATTTCAAAATTACGAGTCTCAATTGCGATTTTATAGGCCGCAAGTGTTGTTAGCTTTTCTTCCACTCACTTCTTCTCCATCACCAACGCAACTCTACCCACAACTCTTACTTCATCTTCTTCAACTGTTAGTGTCGAGCCGTTAAAGCTGATGGCTAGTTTCTTACCTGGTAGGCGCTGAATGTCGTTTAGAGACAGTAGGCCGTCCATATCCACTAGGTAAGTGCCGCTTACTGCTTGGTGAACTTCTTTATCGACAATGAATGTAGTCCCATCGTGTTCGATGCCCATTACATTCAGAACTCCAAGTTTGTCTAAGTAGCTCTTATCAAAAGCTAGCGTTTTGTTTCCCACAAGCTTTCCATTAGTCAGAGTGAAGTAATCGACATCAAAAAGTGTCTTAGCTTCATTTTTTTTAGACGTATGCTCTTGGACTACTTGATCAGGAAAAGCTTTGCCTTCTCCTAAAGCCAGATATTTGATTGACGCGCCAGTCTTCAAATGAAGTCTCAAAATCACTTCAAAGGGAGTTAGCTCTCGCTGGTGCCACGTAGATATCGTCCCTTTTGAAATGCCAAGTACGTCTCCAAGGGACTTGAAGTCTCTCGTTTTCGTGACTTTCTTCATCCTTTCTGTAACTTCTCGGCCGCCAATGTATTCAAAAGGTGGTATTTGCTCTTGTAATTCACTCATAAGAAGACTATATTTTCACTCAAATGATGACTGGACAGTGCGGGGTGCGACCCTATTGTCCGAAATGAAACACTCAATAACATAACAGGATATCACTATGCTCTCATATCAAGTAGTCCTAAATACGCCTTTCATGACGTACGACCAATACTCTCAGTTTTCTGGAATGCCTAAACGCACCATCATGGATTGGGTAGCCGATGGCCGATTACCTATTAAAACTAAAGCAAAAGGTAAAGAAACCCCTCTCATCAATATGATCGCCTTAGTAGAAATGGCGACTCGTGAAGCTATGGAAAAGTTGGGGTAGGCCGTCATGCGTTTATCTTCCCTAATTCCAACCAAAGAGTATTGCCCGTTATGGCTCAATGTTCTTGGTTGGGGCTTCGTTTTCGTCCCGTTTGTCTTCAATTGAGTATTGGTTATGAACGAAATTGACTCAATGTGCGAATTCCGTGGCTCTAAACAAAAGGCATTTAATGAAGCGTGTTGTGCATTTGCGAACTCGGAGAACATGACCAAGTTAGCAAAGGCCGTGAATATGAATGCCACTATGCTGCGCAATAAGCTCAACCCAGAGCAGCCGCACATTCTTACCAGTGTAGAACTTGTGATGATCACCAAGGCGAGTGGCAACTTCACCATCCTTAATAGCCTTTTGCTTGGCCTCGGTGTGGTGACCGCACAAATCCCCAACGATGCGAGTGAAGAAACCTTCATTAAGCGCGCATTAGAAAACGCGATGCACTCTGGTGATTTATCCCGTATGGCTTTAGAGCATGCGGGAAAAGAACGCCTTAGTCGCTCCAACAAACACGTCATTATCCAAAAGGCACAAGCGGGTATTAGCAACCTTGTGCTTCTTATCAACGATATAGAAAGCCGCACAAAAGGCGTTTCCCCATTCTTAGCCATGAGTGTGGATTTGGTCGCCAATGGTTCGGCTATTCCCGGCTTAAGTTAGAGGAAAATAGTATGTCAGTTGCAACAGTCGAACATTCAAACCTAGATGTACCACCGCTAGAAAATCCGTGCCCTGATTTGCCTTGTTGGTCTTTGAACCGTGAGCAAAAAGAACGTGGCCTTTCAGCATTACAGCGAACGCGAAGAGAACTTGGCGAGCGCCAACTAAAGCCACTTCGTTCAAGACGTGAAGAGTTACAAGCTCAGTTTTCCAAGAGTGATTGCCGCGCTGAACAAATGCGCCTTTCACGGGACATTAACCGAATTGATGCCAACGCGCAGGATGTACTTTCGCGCTGGTCATAACCCAGTTACACCCAAGCAAACCTAGCCACTAGGCGTTATGCCTACACCCTTTATCCCTCTTTGATTTTAAGAGGGAGGGTTTTTTATATCCAAAATTTGAGGAAATGATGATGAGCAATATTGAAGAACACCTATTTAGTCAGTCTTTTAACCAAATCGCTGAGCGCTTTAACTCAAGCAATCAAGAGCAGCGACACCAAGTTTTGATTCAGCTCGATGCTATCGCGAAGAAGCAAGAGCCTATCGCTACCCACCGCCCTCAAGAAGAAGTCTTAGCCGATATCAAAGAAGCAATGGAAAGCGATCGGGCTCGTGTGTTCTTTGGCTATTCATTCCCAAGCTGGTACCGCAACGGTTCGATTGAACAAGTTTCACAGCTTCACCATTGGGCGAACTTAGATATGAGTAACCGCCATCTGTTTCTTGAAATGCTTGGCCTCCGTGACTTAGGCCACTTTGATGATGAAGCGTTATATCAATTCGAGCAGTTCTGTTTATCGGCAGTGGGGGCTTGCTAATGCTTAGTTATGTAGCAGTTGCCCTGAATAGCGGTGGCGGTGTTGTTCGCCATGATGAAACCAATGAAGTAAGGAACGTGTTGCTGGGTGAGTTTGACTCACCAGAACCAGCGATTGATACGGCTTGCGAGCTGTTCAACTGCCAGCACGTTTTGAACGGGGTGATTATCAAAGGCAACCATACGGGTGGCCACATGATTATGGATACACAGGAGCTAGCTGCGTTATGAGTGAAGCTCTGAGAATCGCGGCTGAAGCACCTGACTATATCGAAACCTTAATCATAGAAATGCTCCAAGGTGATCACCCAGATAATGAAGTGCTGTTAGGTACTTTGCTATCTGGTGATGAGTCTATCCAGGTTCAATTGAAAATCACACGCAACCCCGCAGACTTTTTGGATGAGTGTTGATGGTACCGACCTACGCATCCAAGAAAAATAGGCGCTCGCAACAGAAGGTTCAAACCTCTGGTGAGCGCCTTATTTCGTGGTATCAAGATGTTGATATCGGCAGCATTGAATTTAATGAACAGCAACAAGAGCGATCACACGAAGCCTTCCTTGAATGGGTAGGTAGTGAACAAGCAGTTACCCCAATCCCAGACAACCTGGTTTTGTCTTCTCGCCAGGTGTTCGATCGTGAGCCTGAAAACCTTTCTGTTGTTGAGCGCAAGTTATATGAAGTTAACCCCGCAGATCGAGAATGGCTATCTGGACACTTTTCTGGCCTTCCCCATTACCTGACTAAGTATTTCGCGAATCGCTATGTTTCAATTTTTAAGAAGCAAGGCCGCTTTGCCGCGAACACTTTCATTCGTGAAAAAATGGTACCCGCGCATAGTCGTGTTCTGTTGGTGCTAGAGCAATACAAACAACTTCCTACTACTTCTAAGGTTGCTTTGCTGAGTGATGCTGTCGATGACGAAAGCGTCCCTCAGCAAAACAACTTTAAGCAAGCGAACCAACAAGCCTGTTTCGACTTCGAGCAAGCCGAGACAAACCGTAAACCTGTTCGAAGCAAAATCATTGCCGAGCTAGTTGAAGATGAACTTCGAGAGATGGCATTTAAAATTGTGTCTATCTTGATTCGCTATCAAACGGTACTGACTCAAGCCATTGAATGTAAAACCGAGAACGGTGAGAACATCGCAGCATTAATGGTTTATAAGCAGTGTGTTTCTCTGGTGCGTAGCTTTGGGGTTAAAACACCAAGTGATGACAAGAGAATAACGCCTGAAAATATCATGTCGTTTATCTCTAAACTGAGCTGCGAAAAGTGGTGGTTTAGACGCTTAAAGCGCATTCGAAAAATTATGCGCGAACATTTAGCTATTGCTATGGGGCAGGTGTCGGCGAAGGCGTCACCTTATGCTTCATGGGATTGCATTCAAGAACATAAAGTTCAGCAAAAGAAGAACTGGGATTTCATTCAAGGCCAGCTACTTAGAGAAGAGACCACTGGCGAAGAAGTTGAAATGGAAGACATGGTGTTGAAAAGCATGTCGAACCCTGCAATTCGTCGTCATGAATTAATGGTTCGTTGTCGTGGCTGTGAAGATATCGGAAATGAACTTGGCCTACAAGGTTTGTTCTTAACGCTGACAACACCATCGAAATATCATAATAGTTATAAGAAAGGCGGCTTCATTCCACACTGGAACGGCGCAAGCCCGCGTGAAGCACAAACCTATTTGAATAAGGTTTGGCAGCGCATTCGTGCCAAGTTAGGCCGTGATGAAATTCGTTGGTTTGGTATTCGCGTTGCTGAGCCACATCATGATGGTACTCCGCACTGGCATTTGCTGATTTGGGTTAAGCCTGAGCATGTGGCCAAGGTGCGGGATGTATTTATTCGCTATGCGGTTGATGAAGACAAAGAAGAGCTTTACCCGTTCTTTGATCGCAACGAAAAGCGAGCAGCGAAGAAGCAATCTATTCAAGGCCCATTCAATTATCAGCCTCGTTGTGACTTTGGGTACATCGACCCAGAAAAAGGCACAGCAACAGGCTACATCGCTAAGTACATTTCTAAAAATATTGATGGCTATGCCATGGGGGAAGAGGTTTCGAAAGAGACCGGGCAATCTGTGCAAGCTATGGCCAAAAACGTCAACGCATGGAAGAGCCGTTGGGGTATTCGTCAATTTCAATTTTTTGGTGGGGCGCCGGTTACCACTTACCGTGAACTACGCCGACTAGCTAGCCAAAATAAGAAAGCCTTTATGGAATATGTTTTTAAGCAAGAACTTGAAGAGTTGGCTTCTATTTACCTCATGTCTATGTACCGTTTAGTTGGTCCGTTTAAACCAGTTCATGTCATGACGAATGCAGAGCTAGTGGCTGTGATTGCTGAGAACTACGAGGCGAGGGCTGATACTAACCAAGTGAATGTCGCAGGAACAATGAAAGCGGCTGATCACGGTAACTGGCAAGGCTACATCATGGGGCAGGGTGGCCCGTTCGTTAAGCGTGAGGATTTGCTAATCACGAACTCTTATGAAGTGTTGCCGTTTGCTTCTGCGCATGGCGAAGACGTTCGTAAAATAGAAGGTTTTGTTGCTGCAGGTGAGTTGGTTAAGACTCGCCTTAAGACCTGGCTGATAGTAACCAAAACTGAAAAGAGCGATGACGCAGAAGCGGGGGCTTTTGATCTTGCTCTTTCTGGAATCTCCGATTCCTCTTGGAGTTCTGTCAATAACTGTACGCTACCGCAAAAAGTACAGGTCAGCGATCAGCTTAAGCGATTATTAGAACCTTACTCTGTAGGTGGTGGGTTACCGCCAAACATTGATGGTTCAGCCCTAATCGCGCTGCAACAAGGCAGCTCAATTCGAATAGATGATGAAACGAGTATAAGAATCCGCCCAGCGGAGCACCTGCCATGCGGTACGGTTCGCCCAGCCCAGCTTGTTGAAGAGTATCAACCCAAGCCTGATTTCAGCTGGTTAGATGAATTCGAGGTTAAACCGCCTGAACCTCTAACCGGAGAAGATGACGACTATGAATATGAACAGCCTAATTTGTCGTTCTTTCCTGAAGCCGACGAGTGGCCGTTGATATAAGGTTCAAATTAGTAATCAGAATGAGGGATGAATCTCGCTTCATAAAAACACTGTATGAATATTTATAAAAGTACTGTATATTTATCCAGTCTTTTGGTTTGGAGTAGAGCTATGTCATTAAAACAACAGGACATATTTTTACAAGCGATGGAGTTCATTATAGATGCTGTAGCACTCAGCACTGAAGGTGAAAGCAGAGCTGATGTAGGTATTTATTTGATGGGTTTATTG